GTAAGTCGGATAGTTCACCGTGACAACGGTGGACTTAGCGTGCTCAGGGGGCACGTTGATAAGTAGTCGGTTAGACTCCCCTGGCTCATATATAATATTCTGATGTTGCCATGATGGTTCGCGCCCCTCCAAAAGGTCAATCCAGTTCTGGTGGTGGGGGAAGACCGTCTGGTCAAAAAACATCTTGGAGAACTCCGCAAAGGGGATAGACTCCTTTTGCACGCCGAGGGCATCAAAGGATTGTTTGTTTCCTTCTTCCTTAGCCTCTTCCAGCGCCGCCGCAAATAGTGGGTCTCTGACCATCCACTGACGGATGGTATCTGGCTTTCTGCCTATGGCAATCATAGCCGCCTGAGGGGAGACGCCCACCCTCACCTTTTCAAGAACATCCTTCTTGGCTTGCGCCACACCCTTTGCTAGGTGGTGCTCCCCGCCTGACTTAAAACCTGACATTGCTTGTCCCCTTGCTGTAGGCAGACTTAGCCCGCCGTATAGAAGTATATCTGTACAACAGTATGTCACAGTATGAGGAAGGCTCTAAAAAGACTTCCGAATATAATCTACTGTACATATATACTTAATCCGTTCAAACTAACAAAACGAACTATTTAGCCATAACTATTTATAAAACAGCAGGTCAGATACTGTACTGGGGTCACTATATACAGAAATATTTATAGTCAGAGTTACCTATATAGATAGGCAAGCAGATTAAAACAGTAGGGGTCAAGCCCCTACATGTTCTAATCTGTACAGACTGTCACTACTAGGCGTAGTCTGCCTAGAGATACTGTCTGTCGGGCTGTCGCCCCCTAAACAGATTTGTACTGACGGTGGTGCTGTCTGTTTTAAATCTGTTTTGAAAAGATTAAAAGACTAACTGCCTTGTCAGTGAGTCACGCATGCTGTCTGAGATGCAGCGTGTCAAAGCCACGCTCGGCATCTATCAAACAGATGCGTTTGTGTTTTAATCTATCAGTCGCCTGCATGGTAAACCATGTGTCAAATCGCTCCGCATTCGGCTCTATCCTTCTGCCTATTCAGCAGAAGGTGTCGCCTCATATGCGCTACACGATTGCTCGTTGCGGAATCCCCGCAACGCCGTGTCTGGAGCGCCCGCCAGCGTGCGCCCGCTCAGCAAAAAGCGCTTCGCGGTCCAGCCACGCCCCGCAGCCAGGGCTTAAAAGCACGCCCTGTCTGATGACATTCATGGTTTATCCAATTGGCGAACCGATAGATTGTCGGTGACTACAAAAGGAGAAAGCAATGAACGAAGTAACCTACACACAGGAAGACTCACTCACCATCAGCAACGTCTGTCCTGAGTGTATCGCACAGGAGCAACTGTGCGTTGACTGCGTTGACCTAGCAGACGCACGCCTCACCGACTCCGTGTATGAGGCAGCGTCCGAAGGCAACCTTATGTACAAGTCCCAGTGGCTTGTGGAATCACAACCCAGCGGACATGACTGGACTGACCGTGAAGGGGAGTACAAGTTGCCAATCGTCATGCTTCAAGACGGTGGCGAACTTGACAACATCTGGTCGCTGGACGACTACACACAGTCACAACGTGAGGTGATATGCCAGACATGCCACCTTGCAACACCCAAGCAGTTCAATCAGTGCCAGTGCTGTGACTCAGTACTAGAACATAACGTTCGGTAAGAACGTTACAGGTAGCCCTGTTGCCTACGGCAGGGCTACCTTCCACCTAATACATACTACGAAACAAGGAGAAACAACAAATGCAAAACGAAGTAACTATCACAGGTACAATCAAGAACGTCCGTCAGTTCACAGGTTCAAAGGGAACACTCGTAACTGGTTGGCTTAATCAGCGCACATACTCACGCTTGCCAGATGGTACAGCAGACCGTGCGGTGTACGTAACAGGTATCAATATCGTAGCGTTAGATGACTCTACAGTTGGCGACCTACTTGAGATTGATAAGATGCGTGCAGGTAACGAAGAGACCCAGACAGTGACACTTAAGGGTCGTCTTATCACACGCTTTGACCGCCGACCAGACGTGGCTGAGGCAGCACGCCGAGCACCACAGTTGCAGTTGGAAGTCTTTGAGGTAAGCGTAAACTAACCGTTCAAGCAGGAAGGTGGGTGGCTGAAATAGTCACTCATCTTCCTGCTTTTTTTATTGTTCGGGGTCCAGGGGTAATCAGAGGCAACGGACAAGTCATCAACTATCAATCTACGTAGCAAGGAGAGACAATGTATTTTTCAGTGTTTGATATAGCAGGTATCATGATTGCACTTACAACTTCAATCACATTGATACTACTGACAGCACGTGCTAACCGTGACCTGCTCAGACAAAACAGAAATCTGCGAGCGCAGAACAAGCGACAAGCAGAGCAGTGCCGTAACTTCCACAGTCCACGCCCATTCTAAGGAGAGAACAAGTGCCACTAACAATGACCATCAAAGACCACCTAGTAGAACTAGGTACGCTAGTAGACAATAAAGAACAGTCTGTCCAACGTGTAGGCGCACGCCTAGTTGAGCAGTACTTTGCATCATCAAGCACAGAACAAGATGCCGAAGTTGTAGTCAATGTCCTGTACTATCTAACAGATATACAGGTACGTGACTACGCACTAGGCTTGATGGATAAGGACAAGGCAGATACACTTATACCTGCACTTAAAAACTTAATCGAACATGCACCAACAGATACGACATACATCAACGCACCAGCGTCTATACTTGCAGGGTTATACTACGAAGTAGGTAACACAGCAGATGCATTCCTTACACTAAGTAATGCACAACACAACTACTCGCTGGCAATCCTGTTGAACCGTGTGTTCAAGTCAGGTTGGGAGCCAGCATCATTCGCAGCAATGCGACAGGAACTACACCCTAAGGTAGTAGCAAGTATCTTTGGAGAGGAAACCAATGACTAACTATGACGTACTATTTATGCACAACCATTTCGTACTAGTAACTACAGTTATAATTGAAGAGACAGATAACGAAGAGACCATTGAACTAGCAGCACTCAAACGTCTGGCTGATGAATACGGTAATGACTTTGCTGAGATTATTAAATCATCTAAGCAAGTAACTATCGAGTCAGTGCCAGGCACAAGTGTGCCAGTACCAGGCGACCCAGAAGATGCAGGTATTGAACGTGACTAATGATGAGGTTATGAAGATACGTGCTAAGGCTGCAAGTTATGCGCAATCATTTCTTGCTAACAAATACTATGAAGAATACAAGGAATTGTATGACGCATATCTAACTAATCGTGGTATTAAAACACGCAGAGGTAGAGTTATGTCTGATGAAAGAGTACTAGTAAAGGAGTAATCATGGGACTAGACATGTATCTATATGAAAAGCAGACACATGAAGTAGCGTACTGGCGTAAGGCTAACGCTATTCATGGTTGGATTATCAACAACGCTGGTGTAGTAGATGACTGCACACCTATCCATCTTACCAAGATGGACCTTGTTCAGTTGCGAGATGACTGCCAAAAAGTATTAGATGAGGGAACAGTAGAGACAGCAATGGAACTATTGCCGCCAACATCAGGATTCTTTTTTGGCAGTGACACAATAGACGATTGGTACTGGCAAGACATTAAAGATACTATCGAGAAACTAAACACAGCACTAGAACAAAGCGTTGATGACGCTACGTTTGAGTACTTGGCTAGTTGGTAATCATGAGCGAACCACAATGGCTAGAGGGTGACGACTACGCACTAAAGGATGAGTGTGACGAGTGTGGTAATTTTATACACTCATGTGAATGTGATAGCGGAGAACCTGACCGTATGTATGGAGACGAAGAGTAAGGAACAAGTATGCGACAAGAACTAGCACGCTATATATCTGTAGGCACTAGCCTTATGTTATCAATTGCTTCTTTAATTGGGATACCTATTAAGGCACATGCATTAAGTAATCAGCCAGCGTTAGAGCCAAAAAAAGAAGTTAAGTTAGTACAAGTATGGAATAAGTTTACACTTAAGGCATACACTAAAGCATATATAAAAGAAACTTATCCCAAGTGGGGACGTGCAGAATGGTCAGCATTAGGTAAGTTATGGGGTAAAGAATCAGCATGGAATCATCTTGCTGATAACCCACACTCATCAGCGTTTGGTGTAGCACAAGTACTTAACACTGACCCTAACACCCCAGCCCCCCTGCAAGTTGCGAAGGGGCTGGAGTATATCGTTCACCGATACGACCTGCCATCAGTAGCATGGGCACACTGGAGAAAGCACGGTTGGTACTAATGAACTACATAGTACAAGTAGAAATCTCAGTTGAAGCAGACGATGATGATGCTGCTTTATTCTGGATACAAGATGCCGTACAAATGTACGGTGCAACAATGTCTATTCATAGGTGGATAGATACACGACTAGAAAGGGAGAGCGATGCTACAAGTTAGCGAAGCATACAACGATAAAAGAATCAAAGAACTAAACAAGCAGGCTTGGGTTAAAGCAGGCACTGCGGTTAACGCAGGGTCTGCATCAGAAGCAGCACGACAGGCTGGTCTTGACTGGAATGTAATGCTTGCAGATATGGAAGCAATTGTTTCCAATAAGGTCAATGAGTATGAGACAGTGACCGACCACTACCCTGTACCTAAACGACAGGCTGTACTTAAACTTGGCAAAGACAACACCAATGAAGTTATCGGTGTAGTCGGTGACAAGTACAAGATTGTGCAGAACATGGAAGTATTTTCTGCACTAGATACACTGGTTGACTCAGGTGATGCACGCTACACAGCAGCAGGTGAGTACAACAATGGTGCTAACATCTGGATGGTTATGGAATTACCTGTCGGTGTACAGGTAGCCAATGACCCACACGCTGCATTCTTATTGGTGCAGTCATCACATGATGGTTCATGTGCAGTACGTATTCGCCCAATCATTGAGCGTTTGTTCTGCATGAATCAAATTAACCGCATCATCAAGGGTAAGCATAAGAATGATTACACCTATGTTATGAAGCACACTACTAACTCTGAGTTGTCGGTCAATGACATCCGCAACATCACGCAGTTAACTTATGATTCTATCCAGCAGTATGAAACAATTGCTGGCACATTACTACAGCGCAAGGTAGATGAGCGTCAAGTACGTAACATCTTTAAGGCTGTATGGGCACTACCATCAGAGGTAGAAGATGCACCTGAGCATCTACTATCACAAGGGCAGCGCCGTCAACGTACCATTGCACTCAATGGACGTGACTCAGCATGGAATATCTACAGCCAATCACATACACAAGAGAACATCAGAGGCACAGCCTTTGGTGTGTGGCAAGCAGTGGTAGAACATGCTGACCACTTTGCTTCTGGTGGCGCTGACCGCCGTGCAATCGCCACCATCAGCGGACGTAATGACCGCATCAAAGACAAAGCACTAGACCTAGTGCTTGCTAACTAAGGAGAGATATGAACACAATCACAATCACCCGTGTCAATCAAGAATCTGACACACCGTATGATGTAACATATACAGAAGCCGAAGTTCTAAACTTCATTAAGAATGCTAAGGAAGTCAATGCTGTACAAGAATCATACCAATCAGTTGTCAAAGAACTCCGTAGTATTCGTAACGAAGTCCGTGACTTTTTCAGTGAAGGTGAATGGTCAGACGGTGAGACAACATGCAACAAGGGTGACGTCAATGCAATGCTCGAACGTATCGGCGCAGCCAAACTTACTACCAAGTACAACGGAACCTTTACAATCACAGGTTCATTTAGTATTGAAGTAGAAGATGAAGATGAGATTGAAGATATTATTACAGAGAATACTGAAATCTCTAACTGGTCAGCCGACATGGATGTAGACCAGATTGAAGTACATGATGTAGAAGAAGACAACTAATGTCTACAGCCTATGTACCATACAACGGTACTGCTGGCTGGTCAGGTACGGATACGTCTCAGCAGAGAGCGCTAGATAATATCCACTCTGGTCGGGAAGAAAACAACCAGCAGTTAGCGTTACGTATGTTAAAACAAGCAGGTGAATTAGGGCTAACCTGGAAAGAGTTAGCCACACAAACAGGCTGGCATCATGGTACCACTAGTGGTATCCTGTCAGTATTGCACCAGTCAGGTGCAATCATACGACTATATAGTAGCCGTAACAGATGCAAGATATACGTTCATCAAAACTTTAAAGATGCTTACAATAAATATGAAACGTATAAGAAGCGAGAAAAACTTTGCCCTAATTGTGGGCATGACATCAACGCATAGCCGTCACCTATGCTATGATGGGGACAACCAGTGAGCGGTAGGTTTTGGCTCTCTCCTTGTCCTACCCTCACTGGTTCTTAATCAAAGGAGAAGTATGTCAGAAGTAGAAGTACCTAGAGATAGGTACGGCAGACCAATGGTAGTGCCACCGAAAGGTGGCAAGCCAGTACCATACACACGTACTACTACAGTTGCAGGTTCATTAGATGATGGCACTGCACTAGTAGCATGGAAGTTACGCATGGCAGCAGCAGGTTTAACACTGCGCCCTGACTTATTGTTAGCAGCCAGTGCTATGCGCGACAACAAACTAGAGATGGACAAGTTGGTTGAAGATGCAATGGAAGCAGCAGGTGCAACCAAGCAAGCAACTATAGGTACAGCCATCCACACATTAACAGAAAAGCATGACAGAGGCATGGACTTGGGTGTAATTCCTGAGGATTATGTCGCTGACATACAAGCATATGATGCAGCAACTAAAGACTTTGAAAATGTTTTTATTGAGCAGTTCTGTGTACTAGATAAGTTTAAAATTGCAGGCACACCTGACCGTATCGTTAGATACAAAGGCGAGTTGTTTATCTCTGACCTTAAGACTGGTAGTATTTCCTACCCAAATAAAATTGCTATGCAGTTAGCGGTGTATGCAAACGGCTTGCCGTATGACCCCGCTACGGCAACCCGTTCGTCTTGGGGAGATGTCAATACAGAAAAAGGAATCATTGTCCATCTGCCAGCAGGCAGTGGTAAATGTGAACTACATTTTGTAGACATTAAAGAAGGATGGAAAGGTATCCAACTAGCCATGAAGGTACGTGCCTTCAGAGAAACCAAAAAGAAATTGGTAGAGAAACTTAATTGAGACTATGCACTAGTTGCATGGGCACAGATGTTATACTCTATCAGTACGTAGAAACAGACACAGAATATGTGTGTCGTTCATGCGGGGTAATCACCACTATCAAGGAGAAACATGCATACCGAAGCACCAATCAGCATCACAGTTAAATCACCAGCAGGTTCACTAATCACAGTTCGTGCGTCAAACGCAGAAGAACTAGACCAGACTGTTGCACTAACACTTGCATCACTTGCATCTGCAACTACAGAACTAGAAGCAGCAGTACGTAGCAGCAACGCAGCAGTACCACCTAACCCAGCAATCGCATCACTTGCTACACAGTTGGGTGCAACTGTCATCTCAGAGACACTTACACAATCATTACCACCATCATTTGTATCGCCAGGTGCAGGTGCACGTCAGTGCCCACACGGTACAATGACACGTATCCACGGACTAACAGGTAAGTTTGGTCCATACAAGGGACACTTCTGCCCAGCAAAGCAGGGAGACCCAACTAAATGTACAACTGTATATGTCAAGGCGAACACACCAGAGTTCGCTACATTCGTAGCCGACCAAACAAAGGCATAAATGAAAACACTACGCCGTAGTATTGGCAAGCCAGAGGTGGGGGGAGAACCATTACCCCCACCTTTTCAGGCTTTCCAGCGTGAAGGAATCATTCTGCGTAGAGCAGAAGTCACCGTCATAGCAGGTACTCCAGGCGCAGGTAAGTCATCTATTGCATTGCATATCGCAGCAAGACTTAAACAACCAACACTATACTTCTCTGCCGATACCAATGCACATACAATGGCAATGCGTTTGCTTGCTATGAAAGCCAAGATAACTCAGCAAGATGCTGAGTACATGATTAAAACTAAACCAGATACAGCAGAACAATATCTTCGTGAGTTCTCTGGTATGTACTGGTCGTTCGAGCCATCTCCTACACTTAAAGATTTAGATGATGAGGTATCAGCATTTGAAACTATGTGGGGCAGAAGCCCTACACTTATAGTTGTAGATAACCTTATGGACATAGCCATTGATGGACATGAGGAGTTTGCTGGTATGCGTGCAGTTATGAAAGAGTTAAAGTATCTAGCACGTGATACTAACGCAGCAGTATTAGTCTTGCACCATACCCAAGAAGGTGCGCAAGGTTATCCTTGTCAGCCACGTTCAGCACTACAGGGTAAGGTCGCACAGATTCCAGCAATGGTGTTAACAGTAGGTCAGATGACACATGGGATAGACTCATACTTGTGTGTAGCCCCAGTTAAAAACCGTTATGGTAAGGCTGACCCTACAGGTGCAACGTACCTTACGTTGTCATTTGACCCAGCAAAGATGCATCTTGAAGATGTAATCAGAGACAGTACACAAATGGAGATGACAGTGTGAGTAGCGCAGCCAAAGCCAAAGGTTCGGGAGCCGAACGTGATGTAGTTAAGTATTTAAAAGAATGGTTCCCTTATGTAGATAGGCGATTGGCTGGTGCTACGTTAGACAAAGGTGACATATCAGGTATACCTGGAGTCACAATTGAAATCAAAAACCATGCCAAGATGGACTTGGCAGGGTGGACAGAAGAGTTGATAGTCGAGATGGCTAACGACAAAGCATGGACAGGTGTGGTGTGGCACAAGCGCAAGGGTAGGGGAAGTCCTGGCGACTGGTACTGCACCATGCCTGGTCATGTATGGGTAGACTTACTAAGGAGAGCACTTGGAGAAGCCAAGCATTGAAGAGTATCTCCACTACATAGGTGCAGATACACCAGCAGTAAACAGTGGCTGGCGTAAGATGAAGTGTCCATATCATAACGACAGTCATGCATCAGCAGCAGTTAACTATGATAAGAATGCATTTATATGCCACGGATGTGGCGTTAAGGGTGACGTATATTCCCTCATAATGTACAAAGAAGGTGGTGATTTCCGTGAGGCTGTCAACTTCGCAGCGTCAGTTCTTACTACAGGCAACACAGAGGTACGCGGGAAAGATAGAACTAGCAAGAGAGTATCTGTCAAGCCGTCAACTCTCGGTAGAAGAGGCAAACACATTTCACTTGGGAGTGGTAGACGACCCACTTCCAGGACATGAGGCGTACAAAGGACGCCTTGCTATTCCATACATTACACCATCAGGTGTAGTTGATATTAGATTCCGTGCTATGAATGGTGAAGACCCTAAGTACATGGGATTGGTAGGTGCTAAGACCACCATGTTTAATACACAGGCTTGCTTCGTAGCAGATAAATATATCTGCGTAACCGAAGGTGAGTTCGATTGCATTATGATGTCAGTTAAAACTATACACCCAACCATAGGTATTCCAGGTGCTAACAACTGGAAGCCACATTACGCTAAGATACTAGACGACTTTGACGTTGTAATAATTCTTGCTGACGGAGACCCAGCGGGTCTTGAGTTTGGCAAGAAAATTAGTAGAGAACTAGGTAATGTTAATATTATCTCTATGCCAGATGGCGAAGATGTAAACAGCATGATGATAAAGATGGGGAGTGGATGGCTTGACGAACGAATCAGAGAATGCGTTTCCCCTGGACAATAAGTTTTGGGACTATGCCAAAACAAGTGAGTACAGCATAGGCATACCAGTGTCAGATAAGAAATTGCTTAACATTGTAGGTGCGCTTGAAGATATATACAACACCATAGATGAAGACCCAGAAGAAGCAAAAGAATGTTTGGTTATGCTAGCCGCTATCTTTGTAGCCTCTAGCATGGGCAAAGCAGATGAAGTATGGGAAGAGTTCGCAGTACGTGAATCAATGCAGTCATTTGACCAAGACCTTAAGGAGATACTCAATGAAAAACCTTGAAGATGCTAAAGCAATTACTCTTGAATTGCTTACAATTCTGTACAGAAAGCATGAAGATTATGGTCCAATGAACATAGCAGGTGCACCAGGTGGTGCTATGAATGGGCTGCGTGTACGTATGTATGACAAGTTGGCACGACTATCCCACCTCGGAGATAACGACACGCCGAACTATGAAAGTATTGAAGATACACTAATTGACCTTGCAAACTATGCCATAATTGGATTGCTTGTCCAACGTGGGCAGTGGGAGGGAATCCCTAGCAATGGAGAATAGATGTGAAACGAGTAGTCGTATTAAGCGATTTACAGATACCGTATCAAGCGGATAAGATTGTAGACGCCACACTAGATTTTATCCAAGACTATAAACCAGACGAACTCTGGTGTGTAGGAGACGAACTAGATGCACCCGAACCTAGTCGTTGGAACAAGGGTATGGCAGGTGAATACGCTGAAACCCTGCAAGATAGTATTGATTTAACGCACGACATAATGGCTCGTTACCGTAAGGCTCTAGGTAACAAGCCATTTTACATTCAACGCAGTAATCATACTGACCGCATTGATACATACATGCGCAAGTATGCGCCTGCATTTATGTCACTCAAGTCTTTAGAGATTGAAGAACTACTAGGTTATGGCAAGTTAAAAATTAATTACTTGCATAAGATGCATGAGTTACTACCTGGTTGGGTGATGGCACACGGAGATGAAGGTGCACTTAATCGTGCGCCAGGGGCTACCGCATTAAACCTAGCAAAACGCTTAGGTAAATCTGTAGTGTGTGGACACACGCACCGTATTGGTTTGCAACATGAAACCACTGGCTTTTATGGTAAGACCAATACCCTTTACGGATTAGAGGTCGGGCATATGATGGATGTCAAGCAGGCTAGTTACCTTACTTCAGGCAGCGCCAACTGGCAGCATGGCATTGGCATCTTAGTAGAACATAACCGTAAGGTTACACCGTTTGCTGTACCTATTGTCAACGGTGAGGTAATCATTCCATAATGACTTACATTGAGGAATATAACGAATTAGTACAGACACTTGCCGCTGAATATGCAAGACGCTACACAATGGTGGAGCGTGATGACATAGGGCAAGAGTTGTGGGTGTGGTTCGTAGGACATCCGCGTAAGTACAAAGAGTGGTCAGCATTAGAACAAAAAGATAGAGACAAGTTGATAGCAAAGTCTCTGCGTAATGCAGCCCTTAAGTTCTGCGAACGAGAGAAAGCCAAGAAGGTTGGCTACGATATGTCTGAATTGTACTACTATGACGTGTCAGTAGTGGAGGCTTTTCTTCCTACAATCATTGCCGAATCATATGAAATGCCATCCAAGATTAAAGACTTAGGTAACTCTGTAAAGAGTAGCGAAGTAAGTGATGGTATGAATTGGTTAGTACTACGCTCAGATATTGCAACTGCATACTATAGATTATCTGAAGCCAAACAAAACATCTTACGCTTACGCTTTAGTATGGAACAACCCGATTGGGCAACACTGGCTAAAGAGATGGACAGCACACCAGATGGAGCACGCATGAAAGTACAGCGTGCCCTTAACTCACTAGTAAAAAACTTAGGTGGATGGAGACCATATAATGACGAAGACAACAAAGAAGAAACCAATGAAACAAGTACAAGCAGCGCCCAAGCCGAATGATAAAATCATTGTATGTTGGTGCGATAATGGACTCACTGATGGAAAGTTTACCGAAGGTGTGGTCTATAGCGTCATCTCTTCAGGTCTTCCTATTACCTCAGCCATGCGTGTTCAAGGCAACCAGATTGGACGACAGCGCCAGAACGCGCTGGAGTTTTGGTATGACCAGACAGACTTTGACTGGATACTCTGGGTAGATAGCGACATTGTTCTTACCAATGAAGCACTTCATAAGGTGTGGTCTGCTGCTCATGTTACTGAAAGACCAGTAGTAACAGGCACTTACTTTATCTCTAAAGAAAACGAACGCAGCCTTATGGCTCCGTATCCTGCTATATTTAATTGGGTTGAAGGTAATGACTATCAAATCTCATACGTCCATCCACTACCAAAAGATGTTGTACTCAAGGTTGGTTCAGCAGGATTTGGATTTGTGCTTATGCACCGCAACGCCGTTACCAAGATGCGAGAAGTGCATGGAAACATTCCATACTTCAACGAAACAGGAGTTGGAGAACAGTTTGTATCAGAAGATATTAACTTCTTCCGACTTATGCACAAAGCAGGAGTCCCACTCTATTCTCATACAGGAGCAACTGTTCAACACATGAAACGCTTTTCTCTTGACGTAGAGTATTACAAATTCTTCTGGGAAAAAAATGGATAAAGTAATTAAACTTATAGAAGAAGCATCATACTATATTCCAGGAGAATATATGAGAGACTGTTCTACTGGTCACGCATATACATACTCACAAGGTTTAATTGCTGGTAGGCAACAAGCCTTAAAAATACTGCGTGAAAATAATGAACGACCTTAGAGGTGAGCCAACCTTTGCTTGTATATGCGGTTGTCTTATGTTTGAAATTACCGTGCAGTGGGACCAAGAGACAAGAGAAGTAGGTTGGTATGACCTTGCTCAAAAATGTAAAGAGTGTGGAACTATTACAACTGCACCTACACCTATAGATTGGATGGACTGTGACTGATTATCCTAATTGGTTTCAAGGCGTAGCCAAAGATAACTTTGAACAATACCTTGAACATTTTAAAGGACAGAACAACTTACACTTCTTGCAAGTCGGAGCGTTTACTGGAGATGCTAGCAAGTGGTTACTTGACAACATACTTACTGGCACTGGCTGCATCCTTACAGATGTAGATACATGGGCTGGCAGTGATGAGGGTGCTCATCATGTCATGGATTTTTCTGACGTAGAAAAAACTTATGATGCTAAATTATCAGTGTACAGCACTGCTTTTAAGCACAAGATGACAAGTGATGAATACTTTGCTGACCACTCAAATGGGTGGTATGACTTTGTATATGTTGATGCTGACCACACAGCAGCAGCAGCATACAAAGATGGAGTCAATGGTTGGCGTGACCTTAAGCCTAACGGCATACTAGCCTTTGATGACTACACATGGGGGGATGGTCTACCAGACCAAACCCTTGCACCTCGTCCAGGAATAGATAAGTTCTTAGATGAGTTCAATGGACAGTATCACTTAATGCATAAGGGTGCTCAAGTTTGGATTAGAAAGAATGCCTAGATACGATTTTAAATGTGAGACATGTACTGAAATTATAGAAACAACTGAAAACATACCACCTGTATGTACCACTTGCAATGGAACAATGACCCGTGTATGGTCAACAGTAGCAGTTAAGTTTAACGGCTCAGGGTTTTATTCAACAGGAGGATAATGTACAACTTCACTGACCAAGCAAACTGTATAGGTATAGATGTTGATATGTTCTTTACAGAAGAAGGAAGCAGTACGTTTCAAGAAGAAAATTTTCTTAAGCGCACGTGTGCTGCTTGTCCAGTCAAATCGGAGTGTCTGGACTATGCATTAAACCATGCAGTGCTAGGTTGGTGGGGTGGTACATCAGAATATCAACGCAAGAGATTGCGTAAACAACTTAATATAATTCCAATACCAGTTATAGTTGAAAGGTACAACGAATGAGCGTATTACAATTAGCAGCAGGAGTATTCATTGCTCTTACCGCAAGAGATGTTATTAGTACAGGCAGTGCACTACTAGTATCATGGCTTAACGCACGCCGTTACCGTAACTTGCTAACAGAACTAGAAGAGTATGAGTTTGATGAGCCTAAGGTAAAGGCTAAGAAGCCTAAAGCAAAGGTTTAGACAACAAAAAAAGACCCCCGCCAGGTAGGTTAAAGTACCTGAGCGGGGGCTTCTTGTCTTAAAACGCCTTTAGAAGGCGTGTGATGGGGCTACTTAGAGCCGCGTCCAAACTCTGTTGCAGATGGGTCTAGCCACTTAAGTAGTGGACCAGCAAAGCCAGTTAGTGCTGCCATTGCTAGAGTCTTAAGGTCTGTCTCACCTACAAGGTAAAGTGCTACCGCAGCAGATGCCGCTGCACGAAACCAAGATAGTGATAGTTGCTTAAATTGTTCCATTGTATCCTCCTATAGGGGTTAGGATTTTGTACCGTGCATTTTGCAACAGGTACAAACTTCGGTCTTATATGCCTTCTTAACAGGCACTGGTTTTACATTGGCAATGATTTGATTAACAACCTTTGGCTGATTCATCCACCAGAACCAAGGACTAGTATCGTCACCATAACCATCGTTAATAGAAATGTGTAAGTGTTTTGTGTGCGGGTTGCTACCAGTATAAGGGCGATTTCCAAGGCGAGCCTTGTCCTTC